CGGACGCACTGTCACCTCGACTCCTGCCTGGTGACGTCGTTTTGGTTGATCCAGACAACACGGCACCTAAACGCGATGAGATCTGTCTGTTAAAAACACCAGACGGTGAATTTGCGCTCATGCGCTTCAGGCCAACTGTTGTCGGGTTCGAGGCCTACGATGAACGCGGCCGAGTCTTGGACAATGTTCGTCACGAACTGACCATTGTTGCCACAGCAGTTTTGTTTCAACGAGACAATATATGAGAGTTGCTGTCGTATTGCTTTCACTGCTTATCAGCGGGTGCGCGACGACGCCTCCTCCAGCGTGGAGGGAAAAACTGGCCAAACAGGATCAGTACCTTGCGACGCAAAGTTGTACGCATTGCGCAACTGTACAAATTGCGAGAGACGAAGGCCACATTGGCGCACTCAACTCTGTGTACATCAGCATTGACGACACCGAACTGGCTTTTGTCAACGTCTCAGAAGTCGCCACGCTAACGATCGAAGCAGGCAAACGCGAGGTTTGCTTGCAGCCTGGCCCCAAAAGCCTAACTTTTCCAGAATGCAAGGAAATGATCTTTGAAGAAGGAACATCGTCAAAGATAAGAGTCAGTTTCGATGCCGCAGCGAACTTGCACTTCAAGAGACTCAAGCCAGGCGCATCAAATTAGCAACTGAACAGCCCGCATCGAGCGGGCTTTTTAACCACCTAGTTCGGGGGTAACCAAACAAACCGAACCATTTTGTTTGACATCGCCCGAACTAAATGGTTCAATTACTCCATCACAACGCCCAACCGGAGCGCACGATGGAGCAAGCAAGCATTCAAGGATTGGCATACAGAAGCGGCCATGCGCCGGAATTGCCACTGGATCTGATTGGATTCGAATCCAACTTCGTCGCAGCATCGCTGCCCGCAAATGACTCTCGCCTTGACGAGATCGTCAGCGCTGAAGACGAGCAACTGAGCGCCGCAATCAGTCGCGGCTATGCGATGGGCGTCAAGACAGGCGCCGAGCACCTGCGAAGTTGGTGCACAGCCTCCATGATCGGCGGTGCAGTTGCCATGCTTTTGTTTGCGGGCGCATTTCCTGATGCAGCCATGATGGTGCTGCGACATCAGCCCGCACCCCTGCTTCCCGCTGCGCAGGCGAGCCTCAACGCAACTTCTCGTTGAGGTGGTCATGGACTATCAAAAATGCGACGACTTCGTGCGAGTCACGGGGCACCTTGGGTCCGACGCTGAGGTGCTGTACGCACCAGGCGGCAAAAGCGCTGTCCTCAAGCTCGAAATCGAGCCGGCCAAAGGCCTGCCCTATTTGGTTGTGCAGAACCTGGGTGAAGACCCGGGCGCACACCTGGCGGCCAAGTCCAAAGCCCGCCAATTGCTGCGCCGTGGCGCCATCGTGACGGTCTATGCCATTCACTATGAGTTGCACAAGGCTCAGTCCCGCACGTTTCTGCGCCTGCAAGGCATCCAGAACGTCATCACGCACAACGAAGAAGTTCGGGAGGCTGCATGACCTGGATGCTGACGAACAACGGTCATGTGATCGATATCCGCTACATCAACAATGAGCGCATCGATCTGCGCGACATCGCCAAGTCGTTGTCGTTGACCTATCGGTACAACGGTATGACCAGCCGCCCTATCTCGGTTGCCGAGCACTCGCTGGTGGTGGCCGACATCATGGAGCGCGAGATGGGCATCACCAGCCCGGTGGTGGTCTTGGCCGCGCTGATGCACGATGCCCACGAGTACATCACGGGCGACCTGTCGTCACCGATGAAGGCCTGCATCGGCCCCGCGTGGCAGGCTGAGGAAACGCGCATTCAAAAGCACGTCCTGCGCCGCTTCGGCCTGTGGTCCGCCTTCATGACGCACCACGCCCAGATCCACCACGCCGACATGTACGCACTGTCCACCGAGCGCGTGCAGCTGATGCCTGAGCACGACAAGGAATGGCCTTGCGTCAGCAGCCACCCGCCTCTGGCCTGGGTTGATTTCAGCCTGTTCGACAACTGGACGCCCGCCACCTGGGAGGCGGCTTTCATTGAGCGCTTTGAGCAGTTGCACGCCGCAGTGCAAGAGGCCAACGCACGTATCCCAGCCATGACAGCAGGGATGGTGGCGTGATGCAAACCCGAGTCATCAAGGTCGAGCACCTGAAGCTGGCCATGTGGGCGCGCAAAGTGACCCCGCAGACCATCTGGGCGGCTGTCAGCAATGGCTTCCACACATACCGCTGCGGCCATCACAAGCCACTCGAGCCCTATTGCCACCCGCATCAACCACTGATGTTGCCAATCCTGCCCTGCACACGCGATGAGCGCTTTGTGGACAACGTGCGCTTCAGCCGTGGCGCCCCTGAAGTCAAGCGCATTTGGGGCCTGGGCTACCGCCAGATCATGGCCGAGAACAAGGCCCGGCGCCTTTAACCACCACAACAACCGAAGGAAAAACGATGGCCGCAAGACCCATCACGGACACCCTACGCCTACTCGAAGGCGGAACGTTCCTGGACAAGTGCAGCGACGAGATGGTCAACCTGGTCAAACAGGTTGAAAACACCGGCAAAAGCGGTGAGCTGGTCATCCGACTCAAGGTCAAGCGCGTGACGGCTGCGACCGTAGGCGTGATCCCAACCTGCGAGGCCAAGGTGCCCAAAGAGAAGCCCGACGAGATGCTGTTTTACCCCATGGGGGATGGCAACTTGTCGACAGAGAACCCCAAGCAACAAAAGCTGGATCTCAAGCCCGTTGAGTCGGGCAAGCCCAGCGAATTCAAGCAAGCCTGAAAGGGACAGCAATGTCAGAGAAATTTCCAAAGTTCATTCTCGGCCAACGCGCCGTCATCACATGCAGCGGCGAGTCTGGCACCGTCATTGGTCGCGCCGAATACCTGTACGACGAGTGCCAGTACCAAATCCGTTACAGCGATGCTCGCGGTGTTGCTGTCACCCAGTGGTGGGCTGAAAGCGCCCTGACAAATCCAGTCTGAGGCCACCATGAACACATCAAATCTTCAAGAGAACATCGCCCAGACGCTGGCCCGTGAACTGCCAAAGCCATCGGTGCTTCAAACACTGAGCACCGCCGATGAGGACGGCGCCATCATCTACGTGGCAGTGCCCAAGCACTCCCAGCTGGAGAAGATCGACGGTGAAAGCCTGCTGCGCGCGCCGCGCCGCACCAAGGCTGTCACCACGCTGACCGATCACCCGTCATTCCTTCATTACGTGAACGAACACAAGGAACTGGCTACAGCCGTCTGGTGTCAGTTTGACCCGGTCACGTACAAGCTAGGCTTCACTGGCGTGATCGATGAAATAGGCCCCGCCATGCCCGCGTGGCGCAGCCACAAGGCCAGCTTCACGCCAACCATGTCAAACGAATGGCTGACATGGACCGACAACAACCGCAAGGTGATGACTCAGCTTGAGTTCGCGTACTTCATTGAGGAGCACGAGGACGATATCTCCGCAGCGGACGGTTTCCCAAGCAGCCTGGACATGATGAAGATGGCCACCGAGTTTGAGGCCCGCCAGGACCAATCCATCAAAAGCACAGTGCGCCTGCAAAACGGCGGCGTTGAGTTGGCTTACGTGTCCAACGATGACGCTCAAACCATCGAGAAGATGCGGCTGTTTGAGAAGTTCAGGATTGGCATCCCGGTCTTCCGTGGCGCCACAGAAGGTTGCTTGGTGGAAGCGCGCTTGCGCTATCGCACGCACCAGGGCAAAGCCTCGTTCTGGTACGAACTGGTGCGTCCTGATCGTGCACACGAGATGGCCGCTAAGACCATGATCGAAACCATCAAAGCCGGGCTGAATGAAGTGCCCGTGTTGATGGGCAGCTGTGTGAGCGCCTGATGTACCGCCCCACAAGAAAATCCATGTCAGCCACGCCACGATGGTTGCGCCCCAAGTTGTCACAAGACCAGATCCGAGACATCGGCCTAGCTCATGTGACCAATGTGGACCTGATCGTCAAAGCCCAAGCCGATGAAGGCATCTTGTGGGATCTGGTGCACTGCGTCTACCTCTGGACCGTCGCGGCCTCCGAAATCGGCCTTGGCGTACCAGAGATGGCTACGCAACTGGATCTGGTGACGCGCCTGATCAAGCGCTATGGCGAGACCGGCGCCATCCAGTTCGTGGGCAATGACTACGAAATCGCCAAGACGGGCATCTGCGTCATGGATGCCATCGCGGAACAAGCCGACCAATACACGGCGGAGCTGGCCAACCAGGCCGCGCTGAAAGCAGTGAACGACCTATCGGCCCAGTGCCGCCGTTGACCCCAGTTTCGAGCCGTCCTGCCACACATGGGGTGTGGGTTAGCAAAGGCGGGACGGCTCACCTTATCCCAAGGAGCACATCATGAACCTGAACAACCTGCCGATTGAAGGCACATTCATCGAAGCTGAAGGCGGCTTCTATTCCGGCAAGCTGCTGGTCAATGGCAAGCCTACCGCCGTCATCACGGCACCCAAGGCACTGGGCGAATTCAGCGGCATTTGGCTGCCTGAGTACACACTTATCCCCGGCGCCAACAGTTTCAACGACGGCGTGGCAAACACCCTGGCCATGGCTGAGGCTGGCAGCCCCATCGCACAGAAGGCCATCGCTGCCGAAATCAACGGCCACAAAGACTGGGTCATTGGCGCCCGTGATGTGGTCGAGCTGCAATACCGCCACCTCAAGCCCACGACAGACAAGAACTACGTCTACCGCCACGGCGACAACCCCAGCAGCATCCCGGTGGGATACCCCTACTCGGAAGACGAGCCAGCGCAAACGCCGCTGGCCTTGTTCCAGGCTGGTGGCACCGAGGCCTTTGAGCCTGCCTGGTACGCCACCAGCACGCAGTCCGGCGCCAACGTCGCCTGGTTTCAGGGCTTCCGCGATGGCTACCAGTTCACCGGCCTCGAGTACAGCGAGTTTCAGGTGCGCCTCGTCCGCTTGATTCAACTCGACGCTTGATCCTTCAATCCTTTGAAAGACCTTGATGAAACTCCACATTGAAAACCTGACACTGAACGTGCACCAGCAGCGGCCCATCATGGCCGACGCAATCCTGCGCGCCATGAATGCCAGCGAGCGCATCGCTGATCGCGCCAAGGTAGTGTTGCCCAACTTGGGCGCGGCTTGGGACGAGCAACGCGGCCGCCTCATCGGCCTGTGCCCAGGCGGCACAACAGGCCCAGACTATGCCCTGATCCTGCCATTCAGCGAGGACGCAGATCTGGGTGAGCGCATCTGGGGCGAGCGCGGCAAAGAGATTCCAGGTGCGGACCATATCTGGGACGGCCTTGCCAACACGATGGCCATGGCCGCCGCAGGCAACCAGCTTGCAAAAGACATCTTGAGCTTGGAAGCGGACGGCATGTCTGGTCTGTATCTGCCAGCCCGCCATGAGGCCCGCACGGCTTTCCTGATCGCCGCCGATCAGTTCGACAAGACCAAGGCGCACTGGACCAGCACGCAGTCCGGCGCCTACGACGCCTGGCTTCAGTACTTCAACGATGGCTACCAGTACGCCATCGACAAGTACGGCGACTTTCAGGTGCGCCTCGTCCGCAGATTTGAACTTTGATCCTTTGATCCTTTAAGCCATGGCCCTCCACACTGAGCTGTCAATACACAAGACCGGATGCGATCTCCTTGAGTTGGCATTCAAGGTTCAAGAGCAAATGCCGCGCGGGATGAAGCGTCATCTCGGCGAAAAGATCACCAGTCATTGCGTGGAAATTCTTGACTTGATGGCCTTGGCCAACATGTCCAAGGGTGCCCGTCGCGCGCAATACATCACCGAACTACTCACGCACGTCAGGGCAACTGAAGTCCTGCTGCGAGTCGGCATGAACGGTCGAAACATTGCACGCAAGCTGTGGTCTCAGTGCATTGAGTTGCTTGACAGCATTGGCAAGCAGGGTGGTGGGTGGCTCAAGTCCACGCAGAAAACGGCGCCAGCAGCATGACAGTCAAGGCTCTCATGCCAGTGCGCATCTTGAATCTGGTCTCGCCGCTGCCTCACAAGGGCACCGCCATGCGCACCACAGTGACCGCCGGCCAAGGCTGGAACAGGACTGGCGCAGTTTCCCAGGTGATCGGCCACGGCCTTCGCTTGGGCGATGTAGATAGCGAGCAAAAACGCAGTCCGGCGCCAACAACGCCTGGATTCAGAACTTCAACGATGGCAACCAGAACACCAACAACAAGAACAACGAGTTTCAGGTGCGCCTCGTCCGCAGATACACCGTTTTCACTCGCGGACTTGATCAAGGCTTATTTCGATTGCCGCCGCAACAAGCGCAACACGCGAGCTGCCCTTGCGTTTGAGGCCAACCTTGAACGCAACTTGTTTGCGCTTCGCGCCGCGTTGCTGGATGGCTCATACCAACCAGGACGAAGCAAATGCTTCGTGGTGACGCATCCAAAGGCCAGAGAGGTTTGGGCCTCTGGCTTTGTCGATCGCATCGTGCACCACCTGCTTTACAACAAAATGGCCGAGCGATTCCACAACGCGTTCACAGCCGATTCGTGCGCCTGCATTCCAGGCCGAGGCACGCTGTACGGCGCCAAGCGGCTTGAGCGCCACGTGCGCTCCCTGACTCAGAACTGGTCACAGCCGGCCCATTACCTGAAGCTGGATCTGTCCAACTTCTTTGTCTCCATCCGCAAGGACATCCTCTGGGGGCAACTTGCCCGCCGCATCGTAGAACCATGGTGGCAAGAGTTGGCCAAGGCCATTCTTTTTCATGACCCACGTCGTGATGTCACGGTGCTGAGTTCGCCAACCAAGATGGCGCTGGTACCAGAGCACAAACGACTGTTCAGCGCACCACACGACCAGGGCCTACCCATCGGCAACCTGTCAAGCCAGTTCTTCGCCAATGTGCTGCTGGACGACCTTGACCAGTTTGTCAAACACAAGCTCAAGTGCCGCCATTACGTGCGCTACGTGGATGACTTCATCTTGCTGGACAAGTCACCGCAGCGACTGGTCGCCATGCTCAAAGAGATTGAGGCGTTTTTGCCAACGTTGGGTGTCTCGCTGAATCCTCGCAAGACCATCATCCAGCCAGTGGATCGCGGCATTGACTTCGTCGGCCACGTCATCAAGCCATGGCGCCGCACCACCAGGCCGCGCACTTTGCGCACCGCGCTCAAGCGCATCGAGGCCAGGCCGGCCGATCAAGTCTTTGA